TGAACCCACCAGGCTTTGCTAGAGGACAAACGTGTAACCACGTGTGTGCCTTTAGGCAACATGCCTGTTGATTTGATTGGGTTCAAATCGTTGTCAGCAGTACCGGAACGCAGAACAGACTTGAGAATTACTTCTGCTTGGAACTCCAAAGCAGGAGGAACAATCAATTGCTCAGCGCGTAAACGGATACGCTTACCGTTGTTGTCGATTGCGCTACGGATCTGAATCAACATCTGTTCAACAGAAGTTTGGCTCAAAGCTGCAGGTGTAGACAACTGGTTAGAGTAAGTTAAACCGTTTGCAACAGGGTGAGCTGTGCTGATCAATGTTACGCCATCACCACCGACATAGCCAGTTGTGAATGCGAAATTGAGCAAGTTAGCGCACAATGTTTCCTTGGTTTCAATCATAGACTGAGCCAAGTGCTTAGCGAAGGTGCTACCGATACGGATGTGATCGCCATCTTCCATCAATACTTTGGTCAAGGCATAAGCCAAGCCATAGATTTGGTAGATGAAGCGGGTGATGTACAATGTACCACCCTGATCGTAGCTAACTGGAGTGCCGTCAGGCATCGCAGGAGCTGCATTCATACCATAAAGCATTACTTCTTCGTGGTAGTTACGTGGAATACCTTGGATCTGTTCTACAAATCCCTTCCACTCGTCAGCGCGTTGTTCATACACGCCATCAAAGACTTCGTTGATAATCGGCTCGACTACCGCACGAAAGTCGGTACTGCGCATTGGGGTTGCCATTTGCTATTCCTTTTCTTTCGTTAATTAAGGTGCGGCTTTGTTGGCCGTGAAGGCATTGTTAGCGATCTGAACTTGAAGAATGGTGTTAGTGTCACCCCACGCATTCAATTCACCTGTTGGGTATGCTACTTCGCGACCCAAACCTACGCAACGTACTTGACCCTGAACGCCAGAAGCTACTGGAGTTGGGTTCAATGCTGTTGTTGAGAAACCTGCACCGCCACCAGCACCGATGATAGTACCATCAGTAGTTGTATAACCAGAAGTTGCAGAGAAGTTAAACTCAGAACCGATTGCTGTAGAAGCAACGGAACCGGCAGCTTGGATTTCGTATACAAGTGCTGGATCTTGGAAAATCCAGAAAATGATACTTGTAGAAGCAGCCAAAGTAGCAGCAGTGATGTATTTGGATACAGCACGACGACCTGAGGAGTCGGTGTACTCTACGCCGTCAAACACGCCGTAAACTTGAGTTGCAGTTGCACCACCTGTACCAGCAGTGGCAGCAGGGAGTAATTGGCCAGAAGCGTTAACCGCTACTGGTTGGTACTGGTAAAATGCACCAGTAGACAACAAGTAGGGAGCATTGTAGCTCACACCAGTGACGTAGCTGTTAGTACCTGCGAAAGGTACTGAACGGTCTAAGCCACTTGGATGGTATACGGGCTTCATACCAAAGGGTTTTAGTGTTGTAGACATGTGTCTATTTTCCTTTGTTTTTGAAGTATGTTAATCAAAGCGAATATTTGGGTTGTTCGCTCTTGCGGTTTCCTTTTCCATTTCCAAAACTCCACCTTCAAGAATTGAGCGTCCGCCCTTACCTTCTTGTGCGGTTGAACGCACTTGAGCGGTAATATTGCGTTGATGTTCTAGCGGATCCTCTAGGTGCATCATGCGCATCACTTCTTGATAGATTTCCTCTGGTAACTTGAAGAGAACCATTTCGTTACAGCTAACACAGCCTTCAAACTTGCCCGAACTCATCTTGCCTAGTGTTTCAAAGCCTTTTCCTAAATCGGAGGCTTTCACTGGCTCATAGCCCAATGCCATGCGTTTGTCGATACTGTCATAATTATTTGTGGTGGATAACCAGCACAAATGGATCCCAGGGAGAACCCCCTTAGGTAGGTCCGGCAATGCGCTATTTTGCCATTTATCTCTGAACGCCTCTGCACGTTCGCGCTTACTTTTATTTGACGGATCTTCAGCTGCAATCCGCTCTTTAGTTTCTTGTACGCGGTCGGCCAATCGGTCCTCAACGTCGCGTTTAATTCTTGTATTTGCCATGATAATTAACCTTTATTTTGACGATCATATTGTGCATAAGCACGGATCATTTTGTTACGTTTCTCAACATCATCCCATGCACCAGCATCTTTAATTGCCTGAACGCGATCACGACTTAGTGTGATGGTTCCGGGTTTTGCTGTGGTGCTTGCTACTCGACTAGAGGCCGTTGGGCCGCTGCGTCGGTTTTTGCCGCTTTTTGCTGTGTAGCGATGCGGCAGACGTGCTGATAAACGACTGTCTAACTCTTCCCAATATTCAGGATCACTTGGATCCCAACCATCGGCTGCGAGTTCTTGGTCAATTACCTTTGCAATTCTACTATCTGTGTCTCGGGCTTGTGGATCAAACCATGCGTTCTTCTTAGCCCATGCTTTTGCCTGACGCTGAACATCTTCAGCTACCTGGTTAGGCACGTTTTGCTTAGGAGACTTTGCTGCCTCGAGCTGTTGTTTCTTATAATACTCAGCTTGTTTCAAACGATCTTTGGCGTCTGTCAACTGCTCTAAGTATTCCATTTGAGCGGCTACGTCGTTAGCCTGGGCCGCTTGTACCATCTTCATCTTTGCATATTCAATTCGAGTGGCCTCGTCTTCGATAGCCTTGTCGATTTGAGCAAACTGATAGGTTGATGCTGTGTTTTCTACAGCAGCCAAACGTCTTGCTAACTCTTCATTGCGGCGCTCAAGTGCGCTAATCTTGTTTTTTGCAGTGAGCTCACGTTGTTTCTTTAACTCTTTTTTGAGTTTACGTTCTTCTCTACGAGCCTCGCGAATAGCCTCACGTTCTTCGTCGGTTTCGCCAGCCTCTGCAGCTGCATCGTCACCGGCCTCGTCATCGTCGTGATCTTCTTCGTCGTGCTCTTCGTCTTTTTTCTTTTTCTTATGCTCTTTTTCTTCACCTTCTTCGTCGTCAAATCCCTCTGGGACTTCGATTTTGGCTAATACGGAGCCGTCTTCCAGTTCTTTTACTGGGACTTCTTTTTCATTCTCTGCCATTTTCTACTTTCTACAAAGTTAATCTACAAACGCTTTCATTTTCTGTGCATACTCGAACGATTTAATCTTAGAGATTACTTCTCGAGCCTGGAGTGTGATAAACACCACTGGGGCGCCATCGTCATCCGGTTGCACTACAAAACGATCACCACCGTACTTGATTGTGCGAACTAAATCGCCAACTTTACACCAGGGGCCTTCTGGCCATGGGGTCAAGTCATCTGGGCTCTTGTATGCCAAGGGACCAATGTCTCGTACTTTAGCTACTGTTTCATTAAAACGTAAGGTTTGTCTGGTCTCATCAACGAGGATGATACCGCCTTTACTGGTTATCTTTTCCCTGCGCAGTTGCACAAGTACTCGGTCTCCCAGAATTTCGACACCTGGATCTATATCCGGAAAGCATTCCTGCTCCGAACGCAAATCTGGTTCGTCATCTTTATTAAAATCAATCGGCATTCGCCAATTCTCCTTAACCTTTACAGGTCTTCTTCGTCTTCCGTCAAAATTTCGTCGATAATAGCAAGGGCAGTCTGTAGCCCTTCAATTTTTCCAACGTATTGCCTATAATCGTCAAATGAATTGACGTTTGTTCCCGCAGTGACGGTATCTGCTTGAATTTGTATCTCAGTCTTTACACGACCGATAATTTCACTGATAAAGTCCTTCATATTCTCACTAATACGTGGTGGCGAATAAATCCGCCCCAAATATTAATAAAAGTTGCCGCCGTCGAGGTCTTTGAGATTCTTACCTGGACCAACTTTAGATGAACGTGCTGGTTTACCTTTAACTGCATTGTTAGCACGCTTGGAGCCTGATGGACCATTGTCCACTTTTTGATCTGGACCACCAGCGTAGCCAGGGGAGCCAGTCATTTTGTATTGTTTACGAAAACCTAATTCGTCTGCCATGTTATTGTCCTTGAGGGGGTATTGTTGGTTGTGGTGCTGCTTGCTGTTGTTCTAATGTTTGCTGATGCTCTAAGCCACTTTGCATTGCTTGGTTCTGAGCCTGGAATCCTTGCTGCTGGAGTTGTTGCTCATGCTGCTGTTGTGCCAAAGCTGCTTGCTGTTGGGCCTGCGCTGCTTTTTGTACTTGGTCAGCTTGTGTCTCGAATGCCTGTTGCTCGATGGCCAGACCATGCTGGCGAATGTCGGCGTCTGCTGCTTGGATAGCATCAATTGCTGACAAGTTCTGTTCATGCTCAAGTTGTGCCTGCTGTTGATCCAGGCCAACTTTTGCCTGGATAAGAGCAACACGTTCTTTTGCTGCGTTGTTGATGTTTGCCATCGCGACATCGGTAGCGTTGCGTTGGTTATCGATGTTGGTCTGGGTAGAGTACTTAACCTGTAGCTCATTAACCTTGGCCTGCAACTCAGCAACCTTGATCTGATAATCTTGTTGTGCGCGTTGCAATTCAGCTTGTAGACGTTGCTGTGACTCTTGAGTCTTACGCTCTGTCTCAGCCATCTGAGTCTTCACAATCGCAGCCGCAGTAGGATCGTTCATCGCTGCAGACTGAGCCTGTTGCTGCTGAGCCTGTGCAACTTTCTGTGCCAGTGCCTGGATCTGTTGGATGTATGGACCCATCTCTTGCTGAGAGTCTTGGTTAACCAACTGAGAGGCAATAGCCAAGGCTTGTTGACCTTGTTGATCCAATGGTTTTTCTTGATGTAAATCAAGTGTGTCACGACCACCGGCCGCTTGTGCTACATACTTACGCATAGACTGCAGGTAGTGTAGTGTCAAGTGCTGCTTGATGTGTTGTAGTGCCATCGGTGCATAAGATGGTCCAATGACTGGGTTGCCACCAAACGCTGGGTTGTTTGCATACTCTAGGTGAATCTTAATGTGAGCAATATGATCTTGGTCAGGATACGCAGCCGCTGCGTGGCCCATGGTCATCGATACGTTTTCCAGTGCAGGGTTAGATTCGTTAGCACCTAATGGGTTAGGCAATACCTCTTCTGCATCAGGAACTTTTAATTGCTTGAGCACACGCTTATAGACCGCACGTACGTCGAACATTCCAGGGGGCGCAGACGTAGCCATCTGTAGGAGGGCCTGGTTCTGTGCAAGTCGCTGGGTCTCTGAAAAAATGTTAGGGTCAGATACGGGCTGGACATCAGAGTTATACGCAAAGTCACGAACTTGGATCTCCATACCGGACTGATTGTCCATGTCGTCTAGGTACCAGTGGTTTAGACGGGAGATGATCTCTAACGATTTAGCCTGTGATCTATGCAAACGTGCATGTATCGCTGAGTAAACCTTTGCGCCTTGTTCGATCAGCGCTTGGGCCGTACCGACAGGCATGTTGTTGTTTGCCTCGCCAATCTTTTCTTCGGATGTGGAGACTACGCCTTTAGCTGCGGCAGTCAACCAACCTAGCAAATCAAAAAGAACAGAGGATGGGGGGTTGAATGGCATAGCCATCGCAATCTGACGAATATCAGTTACACCAGGACCGGCCTCTACCTCAACTACTTGAGTTGGTTCGATTCGGTCAGATTGCCCACTAACTCGTCCAGTTTTGAGTTTAAGTAGCGTCTGAGAGTTGTTGATATGAGCAGCATCAAGCAGAGCACGTAGAGCACCAGTGAGAGCAGCAGAGAGGCCGCCAATAAGATGGGGGAGGCCAATAGCATAAGCACCACGCCAAGGAATGAATTTGAACTCAACATACCAATCCAGTTTTTCGAGCTTCTCATCACCTGACTCCCAGTTACGACGCAATGCCAATACCTTGCCGCTGGATTCGTCAATTGTTAAAATGTATGGTGCGCGGCGACCTTCAGTCTCTGGATCTTCCTCGATGCGCATAAAGCAGGTGATCTCAAAAACACGACGCAGACCGTCAATGTTTTTAGATGGCTCTGCCTTGCCTTCAATCTTGTTGTTGGCTACTTCAGATCTTGTTTGGTCAGTAAGGGGTGCGTCAGAAGAATAGTTTGCGTTATCTACATCGCGGTAGATACCCTGCTCGATACGTTGCAGGTAGATGTCTTCTGTAATGTCTTGTTGTTCACAGACGCGCTGTGATGTATAGAAGTTGGTTGTTGCGTATGGTAGGATGATGTTGTCGATCGGTACCCACTCGCAGGTAGGACGTAACTGCTCATCATCAAAACGCCATTTGAGAAACTGTGAACCACCGAGCGGTAGTTGTGTAAGAAGTTGTTCCATCTCATCACGAAACTCAGGAACCTGATCGGTAAGCTGCCAGTTTAGGAAGTTTACTTTTCGTTCTGCTGTCTCTTCTTTGGTCCTGTCAGATTCGCCTTTGATGTTGGATCTGACCATTCCGTCTGATGGGAGTAATTCTTTTGATGCAGATGCCGCAAAGTCAACGCAGGCCTCTGCCATGACTGGGTGCACTACTTTGGACGCGCCGTCAAACACTGCACCACCAGGTGCGTCTTTACCTAAGCCTGTACGACGTAAACCCTCTTCGTACTGCTTGTCGCGTTGGCTGCGTGCCTCTTTGTCTACATCAATGTAGTCTAAGTATTCGGTTGCTAATGCGTCAAGGACATCCTCATCAAACTCTTCAGCTAAGTTTGAGTAAAACTCTGGGTTCTTTTGTGGACCTTGTTTTTCTTGGAAGTTGATGATTACAGAACCATCTTCGTTTTCAATGACTTCCTGCTCGACTTCGTCTGGGTCTAAACCAAGCGCGTCTTCGTAAGATTCCATCTCAGCATCTTGCTCAGCAGCAAGATCAATATCTTCTTCACGGTCAAGACCGAGTAAATTTCCACCCATTTGAATCGGAATTTGTGGTTGTGCCATGTGCTTTTATTTGATTTGGCCCCTGATAGAATCAGTAGGCAGTGATTGGGGAGGACAAGAGGTCCTTAATTTAACTAATACGCAGAAGGGAGAAAATCCGCCCCTTTATTGGGCGTAGGGGTTCGCCGCACGGTTTTTGGCTATATCGTCGGCATAATCATAGTCCCTGGCCGGCAATGGATCTAGTTGTAACCATCCAGCATCACGTAGCACACGCAGGGCTTGTGACAGAGAATCCACGTAGTCATCGTGGCCGCCGGCTTCTGGGAACGAACACACCTGGCGAACAAATCGCTTGGACCAGTCTGCAAACTCACCCTTGTTGTTTGCGTCTTCTGGGATGTAGACCTTGCCCTTGACGACCAGCGGGGCAACAATGTTTACACGCTGGACCTTGTCGGCGCGTCCTGGGTTGTATCCTTGTACCGGGACACCAGAACCTTGAAGTTCTTGGATCAGTGAGATACCGGCCGACTTATCTTCCATAAGAATGAGGTCAGCCTTACGGCCCTTAGCAAAGTCGTTGTCTGCACCATAGACGACCTCCTTAAAGTCCTCAATAACTTTTCTTCGTAGCTCTGGGTAGGACAGATGGGCATCCCAAGAATCAAGGAGGATAACACAGGTGCCTGCATCCATTCTCTCAAACACACCCCACACCGTACACGCCGTTGGGTCGTTTACTGTTTTTTCTGAGGTCGCTGGGTCATACGAGGCAATCACGTACTCAAGGTCTGGTGTCGGCATGTTAGCTGGCCACATGCGGAAATGTTTACGCTTGATGATACCGGCAGACTCGGGGTCCAGGATCTCGCCATAGATCTCCTGTCTTCCAATGTCGGTGCCATCATAAGACTCAAGCTGTTTGAAGAACGTCTCTGATAAGTTTGCTCGGTTGTCATACGACGAGGCGTTCGCTACATAGACATCACCGCCTACTTTTCCTTCGTTGAGGTCAACGATGAGCTCTTTGGGTTTAGGTGTGGTGGTAATAATCTGCTGCACGCGAGGGATCCTGGGGTCCCTAAGACGGAGGGTAAACTGTACGCCGTCGTAGGCCTCGTCGATGTAATCGAATGCACACAGCTCGTCGAACCAGGCCCCGTGATACTGCTTACCACGATAACGCTCTGGCTCTGAGGCTGGGATGCCCTGGATGAGGGATCCGTTGGTGAGGGTGATCTCGAAGAGGGACTTGTTGTAATCGCGAATAAGTGACTTGGGGATGATATTGAGAAGTCCGGAGTCTCCCTCAAAACAAGTTGCGCGAATATCATTGGAGGTTGGGGCAGTAACGAGCCAGCGTGTGTTGTCATAGACCCAAGCACGAATGCCAATCCAATGAGAGGCCGTATGAGTCTTACCCGATCCACGACCGGCAAGCATAAGGAAGGTGTCATATTCTCCATCTTCGGGTTCTCTTTGGTGGGGTAGCGCCTGGAGCTGCCACTTAACGCGCCAGATGGCGGCCTCTAGTGCGTCCTTGGGCCAATGCTTCCTGGCCATGGCAAATTGTTTGAGTACTTCTTCTTGGTGTGGTGTTAGAGACATGGTATAAATCCTTCATTGACAAGGATTGTCTGGTCAGGCCCATCGGTTTCTATGTGCACGCACAATTGATCGGGCAATTTAGTCAATTGCGTTACAAATCGGCGGGCGATGTGGCGGGCGTTAGGGTTTACCCTCTGGTCTGGGTGAAAAATGAGCTTGGTCTTGATAAAAACCGTATAATTTTTCGATTGGGGGCCATATTGCATCTTGGTCCTGCACCCCAAAGACTCGGCGAGGTACTGGACATGCGTAACATACGACTTGATCTTGCTAGTAAACCGAAACTGTTGGCTGGTTTTGTTAAATGCCCGGCTTTTTGCGTACAAAATCCCCTGCAGTAGCTCAAAACGCTGCTCGGCTGAGCTAAGCAGGTAGTTGTTTGGGATTGTTGACGGAATGTTGGGGATTAAATGTGAGACTACGGTCGGTTTAGTGACAAAGTTACGCTCGCCAAGGTCGGTTAAGTCTTTTTCTGTGACCAGATAGCCATGATCGTGGAATTTTTCCAGGATAAAGTCCCGGTTTCCAGGGGACGGAATCAGATTGCCGTTCGATCTGCGGTTAAAAAACCAAAATCCAAAGATAAACGGTGGGACCGGTAGCGTCTGGTGTGGTAGCTGTATCGGTTGTGTGGTAGGAACCGAGAATTTTTTGCGGTTTCTATGGTCAACCAGTGGTGTAGTGAGGAGTTCTTCCACCGTCTTGATCTTTAACGGGCGACTAAACTGGCGCACGCCCCTGTAGTTGTCCGATCTGGACCGGTACTTGAGGTCCTCCAGTGGTAGTTGTAGCTTTAAGTCACCGGATATGGTAAGGTAGTCGTTAAACATTACCTCATAGCAGTGCGCAGAGCGATAGGTTTGTGCTAGGGTAATGGTCACCGGTCTGCCATGTTGGTCAAACACCACATCGCCTGGTACCAAGTCGTGCGCAAACTTCCAGTAGTTATGGGTTAAGACCCTTTGAGTTGCTAGTATCGCCATAAAAGTTTTCTAAGACCCACTGGTCTAACCATCTTCCAAGTAGCAGTCTAATTTTGTTCTGTACACCGTTGGGTAGTCTCTGGATATTTACAGTCTCCGTTGTAATTTTTAATCGGAATTGTAAATAAGAGGCCGTCTCTTTGTCCAGTATCTCTCTGGGGACATCCACAGAATCAAAATTATAAAGGTCGCATACCAAGACCCGCAAGCCACAAAACTCGCCGGTAGCGCTCTCCAGCGCACCTTGGATTTGGTAAACGTATTTGTTCATACTTCTACTAATACGCAGATTTTAAAAATATGGCGTTGCAAAATAAAATAAAGTAAATAAGAATGATTATCATTTGGTTTGAATAAAATCAATAACTTACACGCTTGGTCCCAGGGTTGCAGGGGTTACGAGCCATTTTTTACCCTCCCCCACCCACGCTAACGCTTTTTTTAAAAAATTTTAAAAAATAATAAAAAGGGTATGCAACCCCCGTAACCCAGGGACCGATGCGCTAAGTCCTTGATTTTGCTAGAAACAGATGAGAATGATTATTATTTACTATTTAGCAATAGGTAAGTGTATGATTTTATTACAAAAAAATTTAACAAACTCGGGTTTTGGCATGGGGCCACCACGGCCAGGGGGCCGGTACCCTAAAAGGGGTGATGCCGTTTAGCGTTAGGGACCCGAATTTCACAATGTGGTACGTCATCTCATAATGTGATACGCATAGCTGGCACGCTTATTGCCTAGCAAGATCCGTGCCAATGTGGCTACGCGCCCAAGGAGCAGGGCTTAGCACTCACACAGGCACAGTGCTGATAAAGGGGACAGACTCAGTGCATGCAAGATCCGTGCCAGTTTGCCAATGCACCAATGTGGTGCATTGGTTAGGGGTCACTAACTTAGCCGGCTATTAGGGTAAACACCTATTGACGGATTGGACGCGTTTTAAGGGGGCATAGAGCCGTTTTGCCAAGAGATGGGGCTACCCCCTTGGCTATGTGGCGATCGCTTGTCTTCCAGTAGTTATGTGGCCTGTAAGGCGATGCGCGTGCGAGGGGTGGAGGGGAGAGGTGGACGAGAAACCACAACCAATAAGCAGGCCAGCATCCCACTAATTACCACATAACCCCACAGTTTAGTCGGGTATTAAATAGTTGTTGACATTCGTCTCAAAGGTCGGATAATACTAAGTATCGGAAGTGCAGTAGCTAATCTACTCAACAGGTGACTAAGTACCAGCCTGTATAATCATGTGGCAGACCTCACGACAGGATGCGTGAGAGAAGAGTTACCAGCGGAGTAGGATGTCTCAACAGCTGGCAGATAGTAATGCTCAGAGCGCATTGTTTACCAGTGCGCTCGAGGCAGTACTAATCAACCACAGGAGCTATATTATGACACAATTTAAAGACGTTGAGCCAATTGAGTTACCTGCAACAGCATCACCAACAATGCAGGCATACGCCAAGGGTTACAATAAAGCGATTGAGTTAAAATCAGGTGACCAGTTTTTTGGGGCGCTTGATGTAGCAGACCAAGAGTTTGAGGATCGCGCATCATTCGAGCACGCTATGTATTGCCAAGGTTATCTCGCTGGACTAGACCACAGGTTTGAGGACGGCGTGATACCATGCGTATGGGGCGACAACGATACATCATTCATTCAATAGGAGCATACATGTACACCATCAACATCGGACTAAACAATCCATTCACTGGCAATACCAACAGCGTAGATTTTACGCTCAGCAAGGCCTTGGAGTTTATCAGCGACATCACCAACATACGGGTATCGTATGACGGTGAGGAGCCCACAGTAATTATCCGCTACGCTTTCCACAAGGGCTCACTGCTTGCACTGGCCACCGCGCTCGATCAGGACTGCATTGCACAGTGGGATCACTTCATTGGTAAGGGCTCACTGATCGGAGACAAGGCCAGCGAGTGGGGTGAGTTTAACCCTGAGTATTTCCAGTTACCATAACAGGTCGAAACAGTCGTGAGACTGTCTACGCGTTAAGCGCGTACTGATGAGACCAATATAGGAGGATATATGACACGCAACCACAGACTAGCATTTAACGCACTCAAGAAAATCGGCGCCCCAGTGTACGAGCGCAGTGACATTGAGAATTTTCAGATCAGCGCAGAATCCAATAGCGACTATATTTGGGCTGATTATTATGAGGGTGACTACTTGGATGGGTACGAGTTCGGTGTGAGCCCCAAGATCACCAAGACGCTCGCCAAGTACGGCCTGCACGCAGAATGGATCAACGCAGGAGAATTAGGAGTGTACGAATGACAAGAGTAGAGACCAAGTACCAAGGCGATGCCATGCTGTTTATCCAGCGTGACGGCACCCGTGCAGTGCACCCGTACGAATTTAATCACAAGGGTGTTGACTACTACCTTCTAAGTGGAGTATACTACGAGCTCGAGCAGGATTTGATTGACAGAATATTTGGAGGTTAACATGGCAGGATTTGATAAGGTATACAATGATCAGTGCACTAAATTGTGGAATCCTGATCCTAGCACTCCATTACAGTTTGAGGTGCGTAGTCACGGCTGGGGTTACGGTTACTATGTCGTCGCTAAGCGCGACGGACTAGGTATTCAGCAGGGTAATACTTTTAAGGATAAGGCGCAGGCTCAGGCTTACTGCGACAAATTACGCGAGGAGTACGAGAATGAATGATACCATTGATGTATTTATTGCAGATCCTGATGCACCATTCACCTGCCCGTATGACGGTGCAAGGACGGATGCAGTAGGTGACAATGGGGTAATATACAGGGAGCGATGCCCTGAATGTAAAACACTACTTTATTTTGAATTTGATGAGGAGGATTACCATGACAACGATTAAATACGAAGTGCAACACTTTACGCTGTGCGATGGATGGATTAACGTATGGCATGTTAACGACGAGCTCGAGTATTTTGACAGTTTTGAGGATGCTTTATTAGCACTAGACAGTTTTTTGGCTGATGAGGATATGGAGTACGAGGCGGGCAACATTGAGAGCCCGTACGAGCGTGATGAATTTAGAATTGTGGAGGTGGTATAATGACCAAGAAATACAAAGCATACGCGACAATCAGTTATGACCTTGTTTGCGAGTTTGAGATTGAGGACGATGAGGATATTGATCCTTGGGATTTTGCAAGAGATCTCGATGGCGGTGATTTTAAAGAGATTGACAATTCCAGTGACTGGAAAGTGTTTGAAGTGGTGGAGGTATAATGGGAGCACTATACCAGTTACTAATCAACAACGAGTACCGTACGACCATCTACGCACACGACGATGAAGATGCGTGGGAGATTGCAAATAGATGGTACAATAACCCTGAGAATGCTAAGATTAAATTACATGAGGAGAATGCACAATGAAAACAATTACTATGACAATCGATGAGTACAATGCAATACGTCGTCTCAAAGATTTTGCGCAGTGGTATATTGAAGAGCGAGAGCCAAGTGGTGAGCAGTATTTTATGGATCTTGAGGATGTATGCGCAGGTCAAGCGGCCATTGCCACTATTGACGGCAATATCTTTAAGCAGTATACTACTGAAACATTTGAACCAACACAGGAGTAATACCATGACATTCACTAACGCAGACATCAACAATATCGAGACAGACGAAGAGGTCAGCCCTGCTGAGTACTACGCATCAATACAGCGTGCCATCAATGCCGGCATGTGGGGTTTACAGGGCTCATACGGACGCGCCATGATGGACGCGATTAACGAGGGCAAGTGCCTGCTCGGACTTAAACCAGCGAAGGACTACTGGGGCAACACCATCCCATCACGCCTGCAGGTTAAAGACGGCACCAAGGGATCATGGGACTACGTCAAGAATCACAATGACATAGTATGGGCAAACAAAATGGCAGGGATCAAATGAAACGCAAATATAAAGTCATGGTGCTGGACGAAAACGGTAAGGCCAATATGTACGAGACCGAAGACGTGACCATGTACAAAGCAATCAGCGCCATCGAAAACATACACGCACTGCAACATAAAGAAAGGCCATTTAGGGTTACCTACATCGAGGAGGTTATAGAATGAAGACGACATACTATTTTGGTGACATAGATATTGGACGGTATTTTGATGGGTTTGAGGACAAAGTAGAGAACTCAAGGCCAATCGCCATACTGAACAGAATTGATGTAGTCATGGACTTTGAGACGCCCGATCAGGCATGGGATTTTTATTGCAATTCTAACGGAGCATACAAGGCATATATTTCTGTTGACGCAACCGATCAACTTGGAGTAAAATATCAACTGGTATTTAACAAGGAGCCATTATGAACAACATCATTGACCAGTACGGTATCATCAATCAACAAATAGCGGAGCTCGAGGCCATCAAGAATAAGCTCAAGGCAGAGCTCATTGCACGTGGCGTAGGCGAGTATCAAGGCGAGTCATTCTTTGCCGAGGTGCAAGAATATGACCGCGAGAACATCAGCGCACCACTGGTACGCAAACTGGCAGACAAAGACTTTGTGGCCAGCGTTACACAGATTCAACACATCAAGGCAGTAGTCGTTAAACCACTGGAGGCATAAAATGCACGGACTAAACACAATCAAAAGATTAAACAAAGTAGAGCAGGATTTTGTAGACCATATTCTTTCTACACCAGTCCCTGAGGTCAACCTCTTGCAGGTGTGGACTGAATGGAAAAAGGAGCAACATGAGCAACTATCGTTACATTCTGATAGATGAGTTTGGAGGGGCGTGTAGGAAGTTTGCCAACAAGATGGAGGCCACCCCCTACATGACTGACGGCATGGTCTTAAAAGCCCTGCCACGCGCCCCCAAACAGGATCCATACCAAGTAGCACTAACCATATTACAGGAGGCACCATTTTGAAAGTGATCGGCGGCTTTTTAATTTTCTTATCGTTGTACCAGTTTAACCAAGACATTTACTTTCCGTCCGTGTTTTGGTTTATGCTGGGCATATTCTTGGTGGCGGTAGATCACTGGGAGACGATCTTCACCCACACCACGCGTTATATTCACAGGGACAAGCAATGAGCAGAAACGACTTCTTAACAGACTACCTGCAATCCTTGTACGGTATACCAGTCCTATCCACACAGGACGAGTACGCGCTGGCCACACGCATACAGGCAGGTGACGAGGGTGCACTCGAAGACCTCATCAAGCACAACCTGCGCTTTGTGGTCTATACCGTACGTAAACTGACGGCATGGAATCACTCACGTGTACCACAGGAGGACTTGATTGGGCTTGGTAATGAGGGTCTATTCAAGGCCGCACGCCAGTGGAGCCCGACCAACAACGCCAAGTTTGCTACCTTTGCCAAGGGGTTTATTCTTCGTGGCGTAGAGCGCGGCTTGGACAACACAGAGAACCTGATCCGTATCCCGATCAAGGTACGCGAAGAGATCCGCAAGATGACCTACACAGAGCGTGCGCTCACTCAGACACTTGGCCGAGTGCCATCCGTGCAAGAGTTAGCAACCGTATTAGGTAAATCAATCAAGCGTGTCAATCAGCTAAAGTTTTACCTCATCCAAGAGCCTGCCTCATTGGACACACTCAACCTAGATAAATTGGAAGAAGAAAATGATGAATAAAGTACAACTCACACCAAACGGATGGACACAGGAACAGACACGTGCATACCAGCGCTATATAACCGCACGTAATAGCGTATCACTGGGTCAGTACCGCCGCTATAACAAGGGTGGATGGCAACCAACCTCAGACGTGGTATGCACAGTAGACTACGAGGGCATGAACCATCCATTGTTTGAACAAAATGACAACTGGCTTGAGTACAAAGAGGCATCCTTGGCGTGGTGGGCTATTGAGCCACAGTTTAGGAAAGATGAGCGTATGAGCATGATCCGTGGCGACTACGGCACCACAGACTCATGGCGCGAAAAACAAACCCAAGTAAAGGAGATTTAAGATGGCCAAAGTTATTCCAGTGGAGTACTTCGATAAGGACGGCAACCTGACGACCATATCATTCAGTAACGAGGAGACTGGCAAGCATGTCGTGGACGCGATGTGGGATCCACGTGATGAGCAGACCAGTGAGAACCGCGCCAAGTTTAGGCAGTGGGCGTATCGTATCGTAGAACAGCAAGGACATGAGGTGCTAGAATGAATCTATTTATCAAATTGTTATTACTTTTCACCGCCTTATACTTTTTAGGGCATATAGCCTACGCCTTGGCAGACACAGTAATCGTCAACACCCCATCGGGTGGACAGGTGGTCTGTATCGTCAATGGGCAGTACGTTACTTGCTATTAGCAATGGTTCTCATCTGTTTTGAATAAAATCAAGCACTTAGAGAATCGGTACAGGGGTTGCAGGGGTTACGAGGTCTTTTTACTATTTTTTAAAATTTTTTAAAAGAAAGCGTAAGCAAGGGTAAGAAACTGGAAATATACCCCTGCAACCCCCGTAACCCAGTGACTTGTTCATGGTTTAGTTATATAGAATGGCACTATCTATAACTTTTAGTTATATAGAAAATATATTTCCATTTGCGGAATGCAAACACCATATTTTGCGTATTAGTTATGGCAAGAAGAAAGGAATACATGAGCGACACAAAACCAACCTGCCTGCCAGTCATACTGGCCAACATCCCCATTGATCTGCGTAAGATCCCTAGATGGGTAATGTGGTCATTTGTCGAGGTAGGAGACGATGAGAACAAGAGATGGGCAAAGATGCCCCTCCAAACAACAGGACGCTACGCCTCATCGACCAACCCCGAGACATGGACAGACTTTATCAGTGCCGAGCAGGCATACAACTCAGGTAAATTCGATGGTATTGGTTTCGTCTTTTCTGAGGAGGACAACCTAGTAGGCGTTGATCTTGATGACGTGTATGACCTCACAGATGGTTTCATAAATGCTGCAATGCAGCAATTAGCCCAAAAGATTGATGGCTATATGGAGATCAGTCCCAGCGGCACTGGAGTGAAGATCTTCACACGCTCACAACCCTTTCATGCGCACACAGACCACGCTATTGGGTTTGAGGCGTACTCCAAAGGGCGTTACTTTACCGTAACAGGACACCACCTCTCAGGCGCCATCCCACAAGAGCCACAAGACCTCACTGATATCATCCCTGAGCGCACCATGCGCAACACAGGCGATGCGTTCGGTGACTACAATGCACCGTTAGAGGATTGGGACATCGCGCGTGTCGAGAGCGAGCTACTAGACAAGTACGAGGACTACGGCTACGAGTCATGGCTCAAGGTCGGTATGGTCATGCACCACCAGTTCTCAGGCGACATCGAGGCCTGCGAGGCATGGGATCGCTGGAGCTCCAAGGGTGAGGGGTACCACACGAATGCTTGTGAGAACAAGTGGAGGACGTTCAAGGGCGGCGGCTCCACGCTACGGTCATTGATCTTTTTAGTGAACCAGCAATCCCGAAAGGAGGCGCTCGCCCGAGGAGAAATCGTGCTGGACTCGGGCGCAATGAACCACGCACGGACATTCCTAGACAACTACTACTCTAGCGAAGAGGGCTACCGCCTTGTGCACTACGCAGACGATTTTTATATCTACGCAGGCACACACTACGAGGTCATCGAGGAGCAGACGATCCGCTCCAAGGTGTATGCGTTTTTGGATAAGTGTAAGAAGGCTGGCAAGCAGGGCGCGTTGGTGCCGTTCAATCCATCACCTGCAACCGTATCGGGCGCCATCGATGCAATCAAGTCAATCGTGCACTTGGCAAACCACCCAAACACCAAGCCGCCAATTTGGTTAGAGGACTACGCACAATCCAAACCTGCGGCCTCTAAACTGATATCACTTAAGAATGGTATCTTTCATTTAGAGGACTCTATTTTGTTGCCGCACTCACTTGGATTTTTTACACAAAACAGTCTACCGTTTGCGTACGATCCAAAAGCAACATGCCCGACATGGGACTCATTCTTACAGTCTGTGTGGCCTAACGATCAGGAGTCGATCGACACACTACAAGAGATGTTTGGCTACATCCTATCGGGAGATACGAGACAGCAAAAATTCTTTAATATTATCGGACCACGCCGCAGTGGCAAGGGCACGATTAACAAGGTGCTCGTTGCCCTATTAGGCCAACACAACACAGTGGCACCGGAATTAGGAGAACTCTGTGATACGTTTGGTTTACAGCCTTGGTTGGGTAAGCTCCTCGCTAGTTTTACTGATGCGAGAGCACCTGAGCGAAATCGATCTGCTGTTGTATCTCAACTTTTGCGTATTGTTGGCGGCGATACCATTACTGTCAACAGAAAGAATAAGGAATCTTGGAATGGCTATCTGCCTACTCGTCTGGTTATTTATTCTAACGAGGTACTTCAATTAACCGAGAACTCTAACGCTCTTACTGGTCGTATGATTGTGCTCAAGATGACCAAGTCATTCTTTAACAAAGAGGACACCGATCTCGCGCACAAGTTAGAGCAGGAACTAAACGGTATTTTTAACTGGGCGATGGACGGACTCAAGCGTCGTGTTGCACGCGGCGGACACTTTGTTCAACCACAAACAGGTAAAGAGTATCTTGACTTGATGGCAGAGCTGGGCAATCCGATGGGCACCTTTACAGAGGATGCGCTGGTGTTTGATCCACTCACCTACACACGCAAGGAGGATGTCTTTGCTTGTTGGAAACACTGGGCGCTCAAGAAGTCAATGGCACCAGGGACTGAGCAGGCATTCAAGCGCAGATTCTTGGCCGCAACTCAAGAGCACTTTGTACGCTCTGAGGTAGTACAAATCAACGGCGAGCGTGTCAATGTCTATCAAGGCATCAAGCTCAACGACAAGGCACAGAAGTATTTAGATTCAATCGAAACATTTGACGAGGGAGTATTTTAATGATGGACAAAGATGACGAGCGCATGATGTACGCGGCGTTTGCTCTGATGGGTTTGGTGGCCAGAGGTGAGAGCCCTAGCATGGCCGCTCAGCAGATGTGGCAGTACGCAGACTTTGCAATGAACTACAAGGAACAAGATGATGAATAGATTAGAGATAGCAACACAGATCCTGCAAGGGATTTGTGCTGGCGACTGGAAGTTTGATATTAAAGAAAAGACTTGGGACGAGGTGGCAGTCGAGCGCGCCCTTGAGCTGGCCGATAAACTCATGGATAAATATCATGGCTATGATGACTAGAGACGGCGGCAAGGGTGACAAGCGACGCCCACTTAGCGTACCAAAGGAGCAGTTTGAGAATAACTGGGACAGCATATTTAATGCACAACCAAAACGTGAAGGAGATGCTGTGAAGTT